CTCTGTCAGCAGTTCATCGATAAGACAGAAAAGATTTTGGAACAAACTCCGAAACAAACAACCGAATGGCGTCAGGCTAACTTAGCTAATCAAACATTCTCCAAACTACTGATGGGTCAACGATCCGACCGGCGGGTTCCTACCCGATTAAAATACTGCGGTGCTCCTCATACTAAACGATGGAGCGGTGGAGGTGTCATTAACTTCCAGGCTATCCCTAACGATGGAATTGGTGACATCTCAGCTAGGCAGTGTCTCAAGGCTCCCGCCGGTCGGGTCTTAGTATCGGCAGACCTATCTCAGATAGAACCGCGCGTAATTGCGTACCTGGTGGGCGATGTCGATTTCCTCGGATTAGTCAGGGGAGGGATCGATATCTACGAGGCACATGGCCGGGCATCCAAACTCTATAAGGAGGATGAACCGATGGCCGAGCTTGCCCCTGAGATGAGAAAGCTGTGCAAGGCAAGACTGCTCGGCTTAGGGTACGGATGCGGTCCCAAGAAGTTTATCGAGGTAGCAAAAAGCTACGGCGTAAACATGACCGAATCACAGGCGAATGAACAGGTGCTTTTATACCGAGCACAGAATCCTGATGTCATGCTGGCATGGTCCAAAATGGAGGACCAATTTCGTGAGTGGATGAAGGAGACTCCTGAATGTATCACATTTGAAACACGATGCGGTGTACCCGTCCGATACTTCAATGCCCACGAAAAGGACGGGGATCTCTATGCCTCCCTTACCCGTGGATATGAACCGGTCAAACTCTATGGAGCAAGACTCTTTCAAAACATCGTACAGGCAACCGCCCGATCCATATTCGCCGATGCTCTTATCCGAATCGAGGCCGCCGGCTTGCCCGTCTGTCTCCATGTCCACGATTCAATCTGCCTCGAGGTAGGCGTGGACGAGGGACAGGCGGCACTTGACTTACTTTTACAACTACTAACCCAAGAATCTCCGAACTACCAGGGACTACCCCTGGCGGCAGAAGGAGAAATCAAAACCCACTACTGATGAAACTCCATCCAATCCATTACATCTTATTCGGTATAGCGGTACTTATGTTCGCTTACACTGTCTTATCCTTTGCACTGGCGATTCTATGAAAGATAAAAGTATAGAAACTGTAGGCAATGCACCTGTGTTTGATTCGATCCGTGCTTGGATTGGAGACGATCAAAAAGTTTATGTGAAAGTCGAAGGCATGGGAAATATTAGAACAGTATGCTTTAGCCTTGATGAGATGAGCGAAATCTCAGATGGCACATCAATCGATCCAATAGTTGCCAAGAAAATGGCACAGGCTCAGAAGGAGTTAAATGCTGTGGAGAAAAAACTCAGCCTGCATAAAATAGTGCTGGGTCGAGAACTTAAATCTTTGGAGTCTAAAAAGGAAAGAGTAGAAAGATACTGCGAGAAGAAAAGGGAAGAGGCCAAGGACTTGATCGCTAAGAGTATCAATGTCCACTCCCAAAAGTTTATCAAGTCATGCTCTGATTTTTCTAAATCATTAATCGATTTTTTGGAGACAAGAGTATGACCTACCCAGCACCTAAAATTATCGGCCTTTGCGGTCCCAAGGGAGTAGGTAAAAGCACCTACGCCAAATCATTCGAGGGAGCCGCTATCCTCTCATTCGCCACGCCAATAAAAGAGATGCTCAAGGTCATCCTACCCCATCCCGCTTGGCTCGATAAAAAGGAGGAACCGATACCAGGCTTCCCCGACGGAATGACTGTCAGGCGGATGCTTCAGTCACTCGGAACCGAGTGGGGCAGGGAATCGATCTATCCTAATCTATGGGTGGATGCCGCCATGCGAAAGGCCGAGGATCATCTGGGTAAGCGTCTGATCGTATTTGATGACATTCGCTTCCCAAACGAGGCGTGGGCGATCAAGCGATTAGGCCATAGGCATGAAATCCTAACACAGATCGTTCATATTTCAAGGAAGGGCCATGAGCCTGACGAGAATGATCTTCATGTGTCCGAGGCGGGACTACCAAGGCATTTTATCGATAAATGGGTAACGGTGGATGACGAAGGAGCGGAGACAGAATAACTCCGTCCGCAAGATGGCAACCGATGCGAGGCTAAGACAGATGCTTCGCTCGGTCCCATCCGACCATGCCGGATTTACTCAGGATGAAATCGCCAGGAAAGCAGGAGTCGCCAAGCAGACGATTTCCAAGATCGAAAGAGGGGCGATGCTAAAGATTACCGAGCAGATCGCCAAGTACCTAACCGACTGATGGCCACCTTAAAAGGAGATCTTCGCAGGTGTCTCGAAAACCTGCCAACAGGATTACTGTCTCACCATGATATCATCCTGCGGCTCGCACTCGTAGTCACCAGGCATATCGATGATGCGAGTGAGGCGGAACGGGCTGTCGAGCGAGTCCTCCGAAATGTATCCCATCGACCCAACCAACCTTCCGAGGTCAGGAACGCTGTCAAGGGAGCCTACGACCGCCATAACAACCCTCACATACCCTCCAACCCGATTAAGGTTACTCAGCCCGATCCTTCCCTCAAGGAACAGAATCTAGGCGAAGCAGGGCTGTTCGAGAAATACACAATAAAATCAGACCCCATTCCTATGAATGCATCTGAAGCGGTCAGCAAACTCTTCGATCATGACGAATCAATCTTTGTACAGCGACAGGTGGCCGAGAAGGGTAGGCTATTACCCGTATCCGATTGGATCGCTCAACCTGACCTCTCACAGTACCAGTTCATCACCTATAACACTTTCCCCGCCCAAGCGACCAACCGATCCGAGGCACAGGTGCTTGGACGGAAATACCTACTCCACGAAACTGATGATCCATCCCTCTCATTCGAGCAACAGCTTGGCCTAATCAAGCGACTCGAAAATGAGGCCGAACTTAAGATGATCGTAAACTCAGGAGGGAAATCCCTCCACGCATGGTTCAAGTGGACTCCCGGTAACAAGAAGGCGTTCCTCGAGCTATCCCAAAAACTCGGCGGAGATCCACGATTTAAACTAATGAACCAACTTTGCCGGCTACCCTGGGGAACCCGACGCAAAGAGGCCAGCCTGCCAGCCGCCCAACCGATCATCTATTGGAAGGATTGAATGATCCACCCGTTCTTCCTCAAAAAAATCATCGCACGACGGTTTATTAATCTAGGCGTACCCGTGAAGGAAGCCTGCCACTTTGCCAATCAGATGGATGAGGAGAAATCAGTCCTCATCGTCCGCGATCCCGATACCTTTAAACCCGACATTATCATATTAATTAAAACCAAACATAAATAACAACATGGCCAGAAGAGAAGATTACCTAACACCCGAAGTGCTCGCCGATGTGGATGAGGTGGACCGATACCTCGCCTCCAAGGGCAAGATCGATTACCCAACCCACACCGAACAGGATTCACCGCCCACTGCCTATTCCATAGCAATCGATGATCCCCTCCCTCCACCCAAGTTCCTCTCCCTCGAGCAGATGATGTCCCATAACACCGATCCCATGCCCAAGCAGGTCATCGAAGGTGTCCTCCATAAAGGCTCCAAAATGATCATCTCAGGCTCATCCAAGGCAGGTAAAACACTCTCCCTCCTACACCTCGGCCTAGCCGCCGCCAACGGGTCAACCTGGTTAGGCCATCGCACAGCCACCTCCAAAGTAATCTACCTCGACTTTGAACTTAAAAAACGCATTGCCGCCCGCCGGATAGCCGAAATGGTCAATGCGAATGACCACTACGACCCCAAGAACAAAAACTTTATGTACTGCTCACTCCGAGGCCAATCCCGTACCCTGGAAGACCTCGTTCACCACATAGAAGACCTCGAGGACCACCGCCCCGACCTCGTAATTGTCGATCCCTTCTATAAGCTCGCCACTGGTGCAGACGAAAATGATGCCGGTGCTATCGGGGAAATAGTCAACCGAATGGAGAAGTTCTCCGAGCGACTAGACTGCTCATTCGTCTACGCCCACCACTTCTCAAAAGGAAACAAGTCTGACACGGACCACATTGACAGGGCAAGCGGGTCAGGCGTGTTTGCCCGAGATCCCGATGCCATCCTTACCCTTACCCCTCACGAAGAGGAGGATCACCTGGTACTCGAAGCCACCCTCCGAGACTTTCCGACTCCCTCCCCCCAAGTGGTAGAATTTTCATGGCCAAACTTTATCCATAAGCCTGACCTCGAACCCAAACTTAGAAAGCCAGGGCAGACGAAAGCTAAAAAAGATCGCCTGAATAAGTTATCCGATGCCCTTGTCGAATTACTTAAAACTAATTCGATCATGGGTCTCAATAATCTAAAAATTAAGCTTGAGGAGAAAACAGGCGAAGAAATTCATCCCGATACTATCAGAAATATTATAAAAAAGGATGAAAATATTATTGTACAAAAGAGGGGAAAAGGTCTCGAAAACATCTATAGTTATAAGAAGGATTAGTGTCTCAACTCTGTCTCAAAAGTAGTAGTCGTCGCCTTATATAGAAACAACGACTACTACCCCTAAAAGGCTAGAGGTAGTAGTTGCCCGCCCAGCAGGGCACAACTACTACACTTGCCTAGCCATAAAAGCGACGACTAGTTAAATCGAATGAAAGCATACATCGTACAACTACTCACTCGGAAGAGGAGAATAACAGGAAAGAATCCTGTGCTCGTAAAAGTCTTTTGTCGGCTGAATAGGAGTCAGAAGACTCGCTGGATCACCCAAACGCTTTCTAGGCTATCCTGTGAGCCTTTAAACGCTATAACAGGAATATTACCTTCATGCATCTCAATAGGGATAAATATCTGACACTGCCAACATATCTGACACTGCTAACCTGCCAAGCTGGCAATCCAAGGATTGCAGGTCAGGCGGATGTCTCTACATCCGAAACCTCAGCATCGACTACCTTTTCATCTTTAAGGTTGGCAAGCTCGGCTCGGATCTCGTCCAGGCTCAAAGATTTCTTCACCTCGATGGTTTGGGTCGGCTCACCTTCGTACTGGCGATGCTTATCGATTAAGATGCCTGTAGCGATAGGCAGGACTCCGTTTGGTATCTCATCGTCCTGTAGCTTCGTTATGAGCTTTTCAACGGCAAGATGAGTAGCAGTGCCAATTAAGCCTCTCAAATGCTTTTTAGAGTCCTTCAGGGCTTCCTGTTCCCTAGATTTGACAACGGCAATCGTATGGGCTGAAACTTTACAGGCTTTAGTGATTGAGGTAATCGTTGCACCCTGTGCCAACATCGTAACCACTTTGGCGTAGTCCTTTGGTCTCTTATCGTAAAGCTGTTGGCCGGTGAATACACCTGGGCAGACTTCTTCGGTCTTTAGGTTAGCTGGTAGATTCTCAGCATATTCTACCTTTCTTGGTCGCTTAGTAGGCATAAAATCAATCGGTGTAGCAATTTGAGAATGAATTATCAATAAGGGATCAGGCAAGCCTAATTAGACATAATCACTATTTTACGCAATGAATAATGTCATACTAAGCATAAAAACCTGAAAAACATAATATATTATATCTTTTGTCAGAAATCACATACAA